GGGAGGGTTCAAAAATGACAGCGAGAGAATTTGTAGCGGAATACGCGGAGAAGTTAGGGGTACCGGAAGAGAAGATGCTCCACATGTTGGACGAGTACCTCGCGGGAACGGCAAGTGTCCGGTATGCTGAATTTCCGGACGCCGACCTGCCGGATGATTTTCTTGAGGCCGGGGACGAACCGGCGGCTTTTGAGGAGTGGCTTGAAGAAAATTTGAGTTTTGGGGAGGAGAATAAAATGGCAGGTGTCCAGTAGTGTGAGTAATAGAGCAGGGGTATTTGCCCCTGCTTTTTATGTCAAGTTAGGAGGTGAATCAAATGAAACACAAACTGATAAACTTCAGAATCCCGGAGCAGCTTCTGCGGAAGTTTAAGGCGCAGACTGCTATGGAGGGAGTAAGCATGACTGAAAAGTTAGTTGGGTGGATCAAAGAATATGTTGAAGGCGAGGATGCAAGCCAATGACGCGACTTTCCTGCAAACAGGAACGGCAAGCGCTTCTAAAGTCGATCCTTCAGAATATTTCCGACCAAACGGGTTGCATGTACGGCATCGAATACCGCTTCCATCCGACGCGGAAGTGGCGTTTCGATGTGGCATTTCTGAGCGAAAAAGTGGCGGTCGAGATCGAGGGCGGTGTGTGGCAATACGGCCGCCACAACCGAGCGTCGGGGTTTTTGAAGGACTTAGAAAAATACAATGAGGCGGCAAAGCTCGGGTGGAGAATAATAAGGACCCCTTGGGAATGGATAGAGGATGGGTCCATCGTTCCGGTAGTGATTGAAGCGTTGCTTTGCAACAGAAAAACATTGGACAAATAAAGTTAAGGTAGTGTTTGACAGATTGCTATTGCAATGGTATTCTATTAATAGTGTGGGATTTTAAAAGAAGCCGGGGTTGCCGCCCCGGCCAGTTATGGGTACCTGCAAGAATTTATCGCTATGTATATTATAGCATAACACATAAAGATTGCAAGTAGCAGGTGCCCAAAGTGTATGAAGGCGCCTGCTTTTTTGTGGCGCGAAAGGGGGAAGAACATGGCAGCGAAACAACAAAACAAAGGCCGTTACGTCACGATCCGAACCACCGTTTGGGGCAGGCTTACACGTATGGGGTTGTCGAGGCTCGCTCGGCTGATACTGGCCGAACTTTTGCATGGCGACATACGGACGAACGTCAAAAGCGGTATTTTTTGGCCGTATCACCCTATGGTCATCGCTTCGATCATGCACGAGCCACCGGACGAGGTGGAGGCTGCGATGCAAGAACTTGAAGAAGCAGGGTGCATCCGGATGGACACGAAGTCCATGCTTATCTGGGTTAGAGAAAAATGGCTTCACGAATGGGTGAACAATCAATCCTACGTAACAGCCATTGTAAATGAACTCGAACCAATGCCGTCGGATTCTAACATCTGGCCTGACGTGCTCGGGGTATTCAAAGCCATTCAAGACCGTTTAGCAGAAGCAGACGAAGAAAACCTAAAAAAGCGCGCCGCTTGGTTCGATCCGATAATTGAAGTCCTCAAAGTAAAAATCGGCTCAAAAGTAAACATTGAGTCAACAGAAGAAGGACACATGTGGTTGACACATATGTCGGACACAAGTAACGGACACATGTGTCGGACACTAACAGCTATAGGGCTAAAGGGCTATAGGACTAGAGAGCTTCTAGCTAAAGAAAGTAAAAAAGGGCTCACGCAAGCGCGAGCATCGGTGTCGAAAGCTGTGGAAAACTTCTTTGTCCAGTACAAAAAAGCAACTGGGAAAGAGCATCCTGGAATAAGTCCAAGTGAGAAAGAAAACATCCTTGAAGGGTTGGACCGGATATTTGCAAGTTTCGAAGACGTCATAGACGCCGATCCGAAATTGTCAGTCCAAGCGACAATCGAGCAATTCTTCAAGGACTGGGAGACGGGAAACCTTAAAGGTGAAGATCCGACTATTTGGCTTTTTTTGACACCGGAAGTGTGGCGGATGCGAGCTTTCAGGGCGGGAGCTATAGACACAGAAGAAGTTTTTAACCGTGCCGATGGCTCGGTGCTTAGTGAGGAGGGGAAATAAACATGGAGAAGCAATATTACACGCTAAAGGAAGCTTTAAGCATTGCTCAGGAAATAGATCCCAGAGTGCCACAGTTAAGAAGTCTTTCTAGATGGCGGGTGCATCGGTGCATTCCGGGACCGGTTATGTATTCCTACGACAGCGGTCGAGTAGGGCTTTATACAGAAGAACTAGTCATTTCGCTTTTGGTAACCACAAAGCTAAACAAAGACCGCGGTTTTTCAATTTATGAGATAGCCAATGCTTACGCTGCCTACCAAAGCACAGGCATGGGGCCTATGACGATCATAACCACGACCAATGAGATGAGCACAGACCGGGCTTATGAAGCATTCACGGCTTATAAGCAAGTGCGCCATGAGGTGGAATCTATGCTTAGAGAAAAACAATTGCAAGTCAAATTAAAGCATGATAGAATACTTGGTAAGTAGCGCTAACATCGAGGTGATATTATGCCTAGAAAGCCGGGCGAACAATACAGAAAACGAAAACGCCGAAAAACAAATGAGATCTATAACCGCAGCCGGCCTGAACGTGACAAACAATATTACTCACGTCAATGGAAACGGGTGTCAAGACTATACAGACAGCAACATCCTCTTTGCGAAGAATGTGAACGTGAAGGGCGAATAACGCCGGCGGAGCTGGTCGACCACATAGTCGCAGTTTCCGATGGCGGGAGCATGTGGGAATGGGAGAACCTGCAGAGTTTGTGCTGGGCATGTCATAACCGGAAGCATGGAAAGGGGTAGGGGGGTTAAAATCCTCCCGGCCGGCGCTTCCGAACAACGTCGCGGACCCTCGCGCAAGTTTTCGCAGGATTAAACATGGGGGGGTGAGTGACCATGCCAGGACCACCTAAAAAACCGACAGCACTCAGAATTCTAGAGGGGAACCCGTCAAAGCGGCCTCTTCCAAAGAACGAGCCGAAGCCGGACCCGTCTATCCCGGAATGTCCTGACTGGTTGCTCGACGATGCCAAAAAGGAATGGGCGCGCGTGGCGCCAGAACTGAACCGGCTTGGCCTTCTGACGATCGTCGACCGAACTGCACTTGCGGCGTATTGCCAGAGTTATGCGAAGTGGAAACAATCCGAGGAATTCATAAAAAAATACGGGACCACCTTCAGGATGGTCAAAACCGACAACGACGGGAGAAAGTTTGTATACAGCCAGCAGCATGCCGAGGTTGGAATCGCCAACCAGTGTCTGAAACAGATCCGGGCTTTTTGCGCCGAGTTTGGCTTGACGCCGGCGAGCAGGGCCCGTTTGGAACTCCCTTCGGAAGTGGTGTTTGATGAATTTGAGCAAAAACTTAAAAAACGAATGGGCTGATCCGAGGTGTTCAGCAGAAAAAAGGCCGACTGGGCCGTGGAATTTATTTCTCGGCTCAGGTTCACGAAAGGGGAGTGGGCAGGCTACCCGTTCCAACTGCAGAAATGGCAGAAAAAATTCATCCGGGAACTCTTCGGGCGAGTCCGGCCAAAAGATGGGCTGCGGCAATACCGGACAGCATACCTTGAGGTGCCAAGGAAAAACGGCAAAACGGAGCTTGCGGCCGCCTTGGCCCTCTTTCTTTTGGTCGCGGACGAGGAGCCAGGTGCTGAAATATATTCAGCCGCAGCGGACAGGGATCAGGCATCACTCGTTTTCAACGCCGCGGCGACGATGGTCCGGTCGGATCCGGTTTTGCGGCAGCATCTTAGAATACTGGACTCCACCAAGCGGATTGTTTGCTATGAGACCAACAGCTTCTACCACGCAATCAGCGCCGAGGCATACAGCAAACACGGTTTCAACGCCCACGCCGTCATTTATGACGAACTTCATGTCGCACGTAACAGGGAACTATGGGACGTTTTACAGACATCGATGGGAGCGAGGAGACAGCCGCTCATGCTTGCGATAACCACGGCAGGTTACGACCGAAACAGCATCTGCTGGGAGCAGCACGAGTACGCTGAAAAAATAATTGCCGGGATGGTGGAGGACGAGACGTTTTTGCCGGTAATTTATTCGGCCGATCCGGAGGAAGACTGGACGAGTGAGAAGACTTGGAAAAAGGCGAACCCGAACTTGGGTGTTTCGGTAAAACTAGAGTTTCTGCGACAGGAATGCAAAAAGGCGCTCGAGATCCCGGCATACCAAAACACCTTTCGGCGCCTGTACCTGAACCAGTGGACCACACAGGAAACGCGGTGGCTTGACATGAAAAAGTGGGATGCGTGCGGTAGCGAGCCGGTAATACCAGAAGGGGCTCCATGTTATTTGGGACTCGACCTGTCGAGCACGGTCGATATCACGAGCGCATCACTCTTTTGCCCGGAAAC